CGACAGGTCCGACAGGTCCGACAGGCTCAGCAGGTCCGACAGGTCCAACGGGTCCGGATGGAAACTTTGGCGGGGCTACCTTTGATTACACATTTAGCACAACAACAACCAACAGTGACCCCGGCGCTGGGAAATTACGCCTTAACAACGCAACCGTGTCATCTGCTACGGCAATGTACATCGATGACACAGACGACAACGCAACTGATATTCAGTCTTTTTTGCGGACAATTGATGACAGCACAAGTACAATAAAAGGCCATTACCGCATTAGTAATCGTCTTAACGCTGATGATTTTGCCCTCTTCACCATTTCTTCAATTACTGAAAACACTGGCTACTTTGCTGTTTCTTCAGCATATGTAAGCGGTTCCGCCTCATCATTTTCAAATGGCGAGGACATCATCATTACATTCGCTCGCACTGGTGACAAAGGCGATACGGGCTCCACGGGTCCCACAGGTCCTACTGGGCCTCCGGGTCCCACTGGCCCCACAGGTCCTACTGGCCCTGCAGGCGCAGACGGTTCAGATGGAGCAACAGGTCCTACGGGGCCTACAGGCCCTACCGGACCCACAGGCCCTGTTGGACCGGCAGGACCGACTGGACCAACTGGACCAACTGGTGATGGATTTACCGGTGGAAGTTATGCCCCGTCAACTGGGGTTGTAACATTTACGTCAAACGACGGACTCGGATTTAGCACAGCAGATTTGCGCGGAGCTACCGGACCCACTGGACCAGAGGGCCCTACCGGACCCACAGGCCCTGTTGGACCGACAGGACCTACTGGACCAACTGGCCCCAGTGGTGCAGACGGTAGTGACGGAGCAACTGGGCCTACCGGTCCCACCGGTCCTGCTGGCGCAGACGGTTCAGATGGTGCAACAGGCCCGACTGGGCCTGCGGGCCCTGCTGGCCCTACGGGTCCGACTGGACCTACCGGTCCTGCTGGCGCTGATTCAACTGTAGCTGGTCCTACTGGACCTACGGGCCCTACTGGGCCTCCGGGTCCCACTGGTTCTACAGGATCTGCTGGCCCTACAGGACCAACGGGACCTACGGGACCCACTGGGCCTACTGGACCGGCAGGAGCCGATGGTGGAGCAGTAGGAGGCGGTTCAGATGAAGTGTTCTACGAAAACGAGCAAACCATAACAACGAATTACACTATTACAACAAACAAAAATGCAATGAGCGCAGGACCAATTACTATTAACAGTGGTGTAACTGTTACGGTTCCTAGTGGCTCAAGGTACGTGGTGGTTTAAGATGGCGGTAACAATCAACGGAACAACAGGAGTTAGCCTCGTACAGGACGGTACGATCACTTCAGCAAAGATCGTAGACGGGACGGTAGCGGCGGCTGACATTGCCAATGATACCATTACAGCGGCCAAGATGGCTGATGGTGCTGTCGAAGGTGCGTTTACCACGCAAATGGGCAGACGCAACCTCATCATCAATGGTGCGATGACTGTGGCACAGCGTGGCACAAGCGGCACTATGACTGATGACAATCAATTTCCAAGCCTAGATCGTTGGGGTACTCGCACATACGGTGGCACTGGTAGGTTTAGCGTAGCGCAAGACACAACTGTCCCATCTGGTCAAACATTCACAAAGTCACTGAAAGCTACAGTAACTACAACCGCTACGTCAGGCACATACGGCTATGCTATAAAGCAAAATTTAGAAGGCTTTGTGGTTAATCCACTACGCACTGGCACAAGTGACGCACTTAAATCAACATTGTCTTTCTGGGCAAGGTCATCAGTGGCTGGCACTTATTGTTGTTCTGTTCGTGGCACAGCAGGCGCGGCTTCTTATGTGTTTGAATATACGCTTGCGGCTGATACTTGGACAAAGATTGAACACACCATTGCGAAACCAACAACAACAACACCATCGTGGGATAGAACAAGTGCGGCTGACTTCTTGCTTGAATGGTCGCTTGGTGCTCAAACCTCAAAGCAAACATCAACCACTGAAAGCTGGCACGATGGCAACTACACATCAACATCAAACCAAACCGATTGGATTTCCAATTCTGGCGCAACATTCTATCTCACCGGAGTCCAACTAGAAGCCGGAGAAACAGCCACACCGTTTGAGCATCTCAGTTACGGTGAGGAGCTTTTGCTGTGTCAGAGGTATTATTTGTCCCAACCTGATAACAATTTTGGTGGAGCATATGGATCCGGAAATATAATGATCCATTGGTATTTTCCTACGGCAATGAGAGCCGCCCCAACCATTACTGTTTCAACAATTGGTGGAGGTTCACTTAGTACTCAATATATTTATAACTGGAAGTACACACGTTATATGACAGGTGATGTATCTGTTGCAGGACAAAATTTTGAAGCTGATGCGGAGTTATAATTATGGATAATTTAGCAATTGACTCAGCAAGATATACTTTAGATTTTGAAGGTCAATTGAACTCTATTAGCATTGTGGTTAACGGTATTACTAAAGCCGTCCCGTTAGACCCTGCTAACATTGTTTACGCAGAAGTTATGCGTCAGGTTGAGGAAGGCACACTAACGATACAGGATGCTGAATAATGATTAACGTAAACATGACTAAAGCAAAAGAAATCGCACACGAAAAGCGTCGTATGGCCCGCGATGAAGAGTTTGCGCCATTAGATATCAAAGCAACTATACCGGCTGAAGCTGAAGCCGCTGAAACAGCAAGGCAGGCTGTCCGTGATAAGTATGCAACGATGCAGACCGCAATGGACAACGCAAGCACCCCTCAAGAATTAAAAGAGTTACTGCCGTGAGCAAAATAGCATTATCACCGGACTCGTCGGGTACGGCAACGTTTACCATTGCTTCTCCGAATAGCAATACAAACCGCACACTGACGTTGCCTGATGTGGCAGGAACCTTGCTTACAACAACTGGTGATGGTTCTGGTCTTACAGGTATTACCAGCTACGCGGACAGCGATGCGTTGAGCTTGTTTAATGCTAGTGGTTCTGCACCAGTTTTTGCTTGTCGTGCGTGGGTGCATTTTGACGGTAGTGGCACTGTGTCAATTGATGGAGACGGAAATGTTGATAGCATTACGGATCTTGGCACGGGCCAATATAGGGTGAATTTCACGACGGCAATGCAAGACGGCAATTATTGTGTCTGCACATCAAATAACGCATCTGGTTCTGGTGGCGTACCGTATCACGGAATAACGAATGGAAGTACTGCTACTACATCAGTCAGTATAAGGACCACAAATTCTACTTCTTTCGTTGATTCTTCACAGGTGATGGTTGCTGTTTTCCGCTAACCGAGAATCTTTAAGGAAAAACAAATGACTGACCAAACAAAGCGAATACTCTATCAAACGGACGAGGGTGGTGTAGCGATAATTGTACCGTCGCCTAACTGCGACTTAACAATTGAGCAAATTGCCGCCAAAGACGTACCAACTGGTAGTGCCTATAAAATTGTAGACGTTGGCGATGTGCCTTCAGATCGAACCTTTCGTGATGCGTGGGAAGTTGATGCGGATACACTGACTGATGGTGTTGGAGACTAAACTATGAGCGAACTCTTAGTCGATACCATTAAATCAGCGGATGGCTCTGAAATATTTCTATTACCAAAAAAGAGTGCGACTGCGCCTTCAAGTCCAGCAGATGGAGATGTATGGTACGACACAACCAATGATGAGTTAAAAGTATATAGTGCTACTGCTTCAAATTGGCGAACTGTAGAGGCGCAAATAAGGTATAACATTCAATATTTAGTTGTCGGCGGCGGCGGAGGCTGTGGTAGCGGCCATACTGGAGGTTCTTCCGGTGGCGGAGGCGGTGCTGGGGGTATGCTAACCTCAACCTCATATGAAATTAAAACAGGAACCCAGTACAACGTCGAAATAGGCGCTGGTGGCACTAAAGTTAACGCAAACGGCACTACAGGTAATAGCGGAACGTATTCTCAGTTTGGTCTTGATATTAAGGCTTTTGGTGGTGGGCATGGTGGAACAGGTGCGGGCCCGCAAACCGGTGCTGACGGCGGCTCAGGCGGTGGCGGCGGATACGTTGGAAGTGGAGGCTCTGGAACATCTGGTCAGGGCAACGACGGCGGAGATTCGCAAGGTAGTGGCACTCCCTATTCTGGCGGTGGCGGCGGCGGAAAAGGATCTGTAGGAGGAGATGGTTCATCGTCGGGCGGCGGAGCCGGTGGAACAGGTGCAGTATCTACAATCGTATCGTCTACCTTGGCGACAACAAACTCGGTAGGCGAAGTGTCTGGTTCAGACGTTTACTACGCTGGCGGTGGCGGTGGTGGCGCATATCACACGGGCTCAAGAGGGGCCGCAGGCCTTGGTGGTGGAGGCTTGGGCGCACACGGGCCATCAAATGTTGGTGTAGACGGGACGGCCTATACTGGAGGCGGCGGTGGCGGTGGCGCTAGAACCTCAGGCGGTACTCTTAAATCTGGCGGTTCAGGAGGCTCGGGAGTGATCATACTCCGTATCCCTACTGCCAATTACTCAGGAACTACTACAGGCTCACCGACAGTGGACACTGACGGAACAGATACCATTCTTACGTACAAAGAATCTGGGACTTATGTTGGATAGGGATAGCATAGATGGCACATTTCGCTAAAGTATATAATGGTATCGTCCAACGAGTTATTGTTGCTGAACAAGAATTTGTTGATAACTACGTCGATAGTCTGCCCGGTAAGTGGGTAAAGACTAGCTACAACATGTATGGTGGTGTTTACTATGATCCAGCAACCGGAGCGCCTGCGGCAGACCAGTCTGTAATCACCGGGGACGAAGCCCGCGAGCGCAAGAACTATGCGGGTATAGGGTTCCATTATGACGGAACTGGTTTCTATGAGCCAAAGCCATACGCTAGTTGGACGTTTAATAACACCTCGTACCTGTGGGAGCCTCCCATAACAATGCCAGAGCTAACTGATTCGCAAATCGAAAGTGGTGCTTGGTACAAATGGGACGAAAACTCATATAATGCAGACAATACTCAGGGTTGGGTCTTAGTCGAATAACGTAAGGACAATTATGCGTAACCAGTATTGGTTTTGGCAATCGGGAATACCTCCTGAAAAATGCGATGCTTTAATTGAACAGTGCAAAACAGTCGCGGCAACAAAGGGTACCACATTTAACGGTCAAAATATTTCTGAAGAAAACTCCCATAGAAACTCAACCATACGATGGGTTCAAAACATCAATGGAATTTACGAGTTGATCTGGCCTTTTGTGTGGGAGGCAAACAGGTGCGCTTTCAACGTAGATATCAGCAACATTTTTGAGGTGCAGTTTACTGAGTACGATGCCACAGAAGAACAGTATTACAAATGGCATCACGATATTAACTGGACATCAGACGCAGGGTTTGACCGAAAGTTAAGTGTTATCATTCAGTTAACAGACTCTGACCTGTATGAAGGCGGAGATTTTCAATTTCAAAATATTAAGTCACCGGATGGGTTAAGGACCAAGGGAGCCGTTATGGTGTTTCCTTCTTATTTGGAGCATCAGGTAACGCCTGTGACTAAGGGTACAAGGCACTCTTTAGTAACATGGGTAGAAGGGCCGCGCTGGAGGTAGTCGGATGAGTGATTTTATAGGCGTGTATCCTAACGCGGCACCCGACGATTACTGCGATAGAATGATTGCTAAATTTGACGAGCTTGAAAAAACAACGGCTGGAGACAGGGGTGAAGAACGCAACGGCGGTGTACGGATGCGCAAAGACGTTGCTTTTTCTTTTCAGAGAGATGCTCCAGAATTAGCGAAAGAAACAAACAGAATTCTTGATCGAGCATTAGCCCTTTACTTAGATGAACATCCTGCCTTAGATATGACTAAATTTTACAGTCATGCTGTCAAAGTTCAAAAAACTAAACCAAAAGGCGGATTTCATAAGTGGCATAGTGAGCGAAATAACACGGACACAACCAGAGTTCTTGTATGGATGATATATCTTAATACTTGTAATGGTGATGAAGGCACAACAGAATTTATTGAACAGGGTAAAAAATTAAGCGCAGAAAAGGGCACTGTTGTATTTTTTCCTGCTGATTGGACTCACACTCACAGGGGAAATCCTGTCTATACTTGTGACAAGTACATTACAACAGGTTGGTATTATCTTTCTGAATGACAGACATTTATTGGGATAAGGATTAACTTAGATGGCGTTTTCCGTAGCCGCATTTTCTGAACTAGCATTTAGTAGCGCAACTACTTTAGTTACGGCTACCGGATCATCCTCTGGTGTTGCTACAGTTTCATCTGTTGCCGCGAGAAATATTAATGTCGGTGCTGGAACAATTTCTGCAAGCGGATCAGTTGCATCAACTACCGCAAAAGCTGTATCAAATGTTTCGCCAACATCGTCTGGTAGCTCAACTAGTTCTTCTACAGCAGTAGGTGTTGCGACCGTTGAGGCTACCGTTAGTGCTGACGCAACTAGCACGAGTACGATTACAGCAGTAGCAAACGTAACAACATCAGCTACGGGAAGTGCTGTTTCCGGGCCATCGACAGCCAGAGCAATTGCAAACCTACAAGCATCGGCTTCTGCAACTGCCACAGTAAGCGTAAGCGGTCTTGTAGAGGACCTTACAGGATTAGCAATCGTAGGCACTGCAACGGTTGCGGACGTAAACGAAGTTGCTGTCGCTAACTCAGGCGGCACGATTAGCGCATCCGCTACAGTAGCCGACGTAAATGAAGTTGTTGTAGCCAAGGGCGAGGGCACAAGCACTGCTACTGCGTCTGTTGCAGATGTAGATGAAGTGGTAGTCGCAAAAGGAGAAGGTTCTTCTTCTGGCACAACATCTACATCGGGTACTGCCGTTGGCGTAACTCTTGGTGCAATTGATGCATCGACAACAGCAACCGTAGCGAATGTAACGGTAAGAATTGTTGCCAACCCTGCTACTGATACTATAATAGGTAGTAGCACTGTTGCAGACGTAGATGAAGTTGTCGTATCTAATGTAGATGCATCGACCGAAGCTAGCGCCACAGTCACAGGTACGGCAGTTGCACGGTTACTTGCAAGTGCAACAATAACAGGGCTAGCGTCAACAAGCGGATTTGGTTTACGGAATGAATTTTTTGATCCGGCTAAAGTTAACGCACGTAGAATAGTACACATCCCACAATCACAAAGCAGATTAGTTTACGTAGAAAAAAGTTCCTCTCGAGTTATTTCAATTCCACAGGGCTTAGAACGAATTGTAAGGGTAGCGGCATAAAATGGCATTTAAATTTCCAGATAAAGATCCAGATGAAAGACTGGATTACACCGTAGATTGGTCACGGTTTTTAGCCACGGGGGAGTCTATTGATACGAGCGGCTCGTTATGGAAAATACAAAAAGCTGATGGCTCATTTGTAGAGTTTGAACCTGATAAAAGTTTTGAGGGGGATGCAGTCATTAACAAAGACTCGAGCACCTTAAATGGCCTTACCATGTTAAGTGAAAGCTACACTACAGATCGAGCAACTATTATTCTATCAAAGGGTATCGCAAATACGTCATATCGTCTGTTATGTCAAATAAGAATTACTGATGGCACTGATGCTGAAGCCGACAGACTTGTTACAAACAGAGAAATTAACTTGCGAGTAAGGGAGCGTTCATAATGGCTTACGATTTTATCGGACTCTCCAACGATGTTGCAGGACGCCTGAATGAGGTACAAATAACTAGCGCAAACTTTTCTACAGTTACCGGTGTTAGTCAAAGCATTAAGGAAGCCGTTAACTCAGCCATCCGGCACATTAACCAACAGCACTTTAGTTGGCCCTTTAACCACAACCTCGAAGAAGATATTCTTTCCGCAGGTGTATCTCGGTATTCTCTTGCAAACAATATTAAATATGTTGACTTTGCTTCGTTTCGCGTAAAAAGAAATACAACTCTCAATGTCGGGCAAGGACGAGTTTTAACACAACTGAGTTACTCAGAGTATCTAGCGAACTACATCGATCAAGAATACGAGACGGATAGTTCCAGAGGAGGGGTTCCCCGTCAGGTGGTACGAACACCAGATTTTCAGTACATCATTGTACCAATGCCAGACAAAGCTTACACAATTCAGTATGAGCAGTACATGGACCCTGTTGATTTAATTGATGCAACAGATGTTCCTACTATTCCCGAGCGGTTTCGCCACGTAATTATTGACGGTGCTATGTACTACGCTTACATGTTCCGTGACAATGTCGAAATGGCGGGCATGTCACAAAATAAATTTGAAAACGGTATAAAACAAATGCGTACGATTCTCACGAATGAGTACGCCTACTTTAGGGGCGCATAGATGCCTGATCGTTTACAGACCTATCCTCTCGAGTTTCAAGGTGGCTTGATATCTAATGTCAGTCAGCTACAGCATGGTATGCAAGCACCGGGTAGCGCAACAACCTTAACAAACTTTGAGCCGTCAATTGATGGTGGATACCGCAGAATTGAAGGATTTACTAAGTTTGCTGATAACGCTGTTACGGGCAGTGGAGCAATACGAGGTGTGTTTTATTTTGCAGGTGCCGCGTACGCTGTTCGTAATCAGAATGTTTATTATTCGGGTGGCGGAAGTGCCGTTTGGACAAGTATTACAACATCAACTACTCTGGATGCAACCGGTACAGGCATCGTTCGCTTTGAAAAATTAAACTATAGTGGTGCTGATACCTTAATTATAGTCGACGGATTAAGCTATCCGTTTAGGTACAAGTCAAGTACTTTTGAAGAACTTACAAGTTTGCCCTCTAGTATTGAGGGTGCTAACCACGTTATTAACTTTCAGAACCACCTGTTTGTTGCAAAGGGTAGTGAAGTATTTTTTTCCGCACCGTTTGATGAAGCAGATTTTACTCCGGCGTCTGGTGCAGGATCATTTAAGTTAGACGATGCAAGTGACGTCACTGGTCTGAAGGTGTTCCGTGATCAACTTATTGTATTTACTGAGAGGTCTATTTACCGTCTTGCAGGACAGTCTGTCGCAAACTTTCAGCTAACCCCGATTACTCGTGACCTTGGGTGTACTGAACCAGATACGATACAGGAAGTTGGTGGTGACGTCATGTTTCTTGCACCCGACGGCTTGCGCCTACTCAGTGCCACAGAAAGAAACAACGACTTTGGTCTTGCAGTTGTCTCTAGAAATATACAGAACGATGTTCTTGAATTCTTAGCTAACAATACGTCGTTTTCTAGTGCTGTCGTTCGTTCTAAGTCGCAATACCGTCTTCTAGGCTTTAACTCCGATTTTACTTCTAACTCAGCACAAGGAATTATCGCAGTTCAACGTGCGGCACAGGGGGGCGTTGGAGTTGAGTTTGCAAAAACTCTCGGTATAAATGCACGGGTTGCTTACAGTGATCTTGTTGAAAACACTGAGCGAATCATTTTTGCAAATTCAGATGGTTACGTGTATAATATGGAATCAGGAAACAGTTTTGATGGAGGCAACATTTCTGCAACTTTTAAAACTCCGTTTTTTCCGATTAATGATCCGTCTGTGCGAAAGCAACTACACAAGATGGAATTGTTTACAGACCCGCAAGGGACTATCGATTTAGATGTCGGTGTTAAGTACGACTTTGATCGAGAAGAAGTTTTACAACCGCCCACTATATCAGTAGCAAACACCGCCGGAACAGTAGCATCACTTTTTGGTTCTGCACGATACGCGGCAGAAAATGCGACAGCAAATGTGAATGGTACCGTTACCAACAGCACAAACGTTGCGGTAGATGGTAACTCTGGAACGATTGCTGTAGGTATGACGGTCAGTGGTGGCGGAATCACGGGCCTCGTTACAGTGTCGACAGTTAGTGACCAGAATAACATACTGCTGTCGACAGCCGTAACGCTTGCTGACGATGCGCCTCTCGTGTTTACAACTAATTCTTCTGAAGTATTTACATTCGGCGGGCAACTAAAAAGCTATTTTAAACTGGACACCATAGGTTCTGGAGACGTTATCTCGCTCCAGTTTACCTCAGATTCAACGGTACCAACATTTTCGTTGGAATCGGCTTCCCTACAATATTTAATGAGCGGTAGAAGATAAGATGTCAACAGGCTACACAAGAAACGATACCAGCAACAATATTGCAGAAGGAAACGTCATTCGAGCGTCAGACCTTGATGGCGAATTCAACGCAGTACAAACAGCTTTTAACTCTAGCTCGGGACATACACATGACGGTACGTCCGGGGAAGGTGGTCCGATTACCAAGCTGGGACCTTCACAAAACGTCACTGTTTCCGCGTCCTTGCTCGGACCTACGAGTGCTGATGACACGATTGATCTAGGCACAAGCTCTGTTCAGTACAAGGATTTGTACATTGACGGGACAGCGTACATTGATGGTCTTGGTGAAGATTTGCTCGTGGCTACCACCGCCGCTGTTCAATTCCGTGATACTGACCTGAGTATTAATTCTTCGGCAGACGGCCAGCTTGATATTGATGCTGATACAGAGTTAGAGCTTACGTCTCCGATTGTCGATATCAACGCTTCAACTTCCGTAAATATTTCAAATGATCTCAAGCTAGATAGTGACTCCGCTGTTTTAAGCCTTGGCGCAGATGATGATGTTACTATCACGCACATACCAGACACAGCAGTCCGTGTTAACGATGCTATCGGTGTGCAGTTTAGAGATGCGGCGCTGTCAATTAACTCATCAACGGACGGCCAGCTTGACATTGATGCAGACGTAGAGCTTGAGATTACCGCACCAATAGTTGACCTAAACGCATCGACCTCAGTTAACGTTTCAAACGACCTAAAGCTAGATAGCGATGCCGCAGTTCTAAGTATGGGTGCGGATGATGAGGTTACGATAACTCACGTTGCTGATACAGGTATCGAAGTAAAGACTACTAACTCTACGACAAACTCTACTACGGATGTTGTGGATGTTCGCATTGAAACGAGCGGTTCTGCGGCGGCGGGGATTGGTGCAGGAATTGGGTTTATCGCAGAAACTGGCGCAACAAACTTTGAAAAAATTGCCGCAATACGTGCGGTAACTAGCGATGTGTCTGCGGGTCAAGAAGACGCAGACCTCGCCTTTCACGTAATGCAGGCTGGTACATTATCAGAAGCTTTTCGGTATGACGCAATTGATGATGAGCTTTATGTCAATGGTAAACTAGAAACCACCGGGGATGTCACAGTCGGTGGTGCTCTTAGTATTACTGGAGGGTTTACCGCTGATAGTCTTACATCAAAGAGCACCGACACCAACTTAACATTGTCAGGAAACGGAACTGGCATTGTGCAGGTTAACGATGGTCTAACTGTTACTGGCGACTTAACAGTGTCCGGCACCACTACCACGGTAAACTCCACCACTGTCTCAATTGCTGATGCGAATTTTGAACTTGCATCAACAAACAACAATGACGGTTCCAACGGTGTTACGACAGATGCGGTCGATTTCGGCGTGTACGGAAACTACAATTCAGACCCCGGTAGTGCAAACACGACTGCTTACTCCGGATTTTTCCGCGATGCGTCTGATTCAGGTAAGATTAAGTTCTACACTGGTCTTCAAGCAGAGCCGACGACAACGGTAAATACTAGTGGGACAGGTTATGCCGACGCTACAGTCGTTGTTGGAAGTGTCGAAGTTGACAACCTCACACTTAATGGCAACGCAATCACAAGCACTGATACTGATGGTAACATTGCTATAACGCCAAACGGAACTGGCGAAGTTGATATTAGTAAAGTAGACATTGACTCTGGCGCAATTGATGGAACAATAATTGGAGCTAACAGTGCCGCCGCTGGTACGTTTACAAATTTGACAGGGACAGTCGTTACTGCTAGCACAAGTCTTGCATTAGCAAGCGGTGCATCGGTAACTAGCATTCTGGACGAAGATAACTTTGCATCAGACAGTGCTACGGCTCTTGCCACACAGCAGTCAATCAAAGCGTACATAGCTAGTCAGCTAACTGCATCTACTCCTGCCGGTGTAATAACCCCATATGCAGGCACATCTGCGCCTACTGGCTATTTATTGTGTTATGGACAAGCAGTTAGCCGTACAACATATGCAGATCTATTTAGCGCAATCAGCACAACTTACGGTATTGGAGACGGTTCTTCGACATTCAACCTTCCTGATCTTCGTGGTCGTGTTGTTGCTGGTCAAGATGATATGGGGGGTACGTCAGCAGACATTCTTACAGGCTTATCTGGGGGCATAGATGGAGATACTCTGGGTGCAACTGGTGGTGGTGAAACACACACTCTAACACTTGCGCAAATTCCATCACACTTCCATGGCTTAGATTTATTAACTGCTGATCCCGATGTTAACAACAATACTCTTTCAATGTCCACTTCAAGCGGAGGCTCTGGCGGCGAAAGAGTTACGGATTCTAGAGGAAGTGGCCAAGCACACAACAACGTACAGCCTACAATCATTCTTAACTACATCATTAAGACATAAGGAATAGTCAGTGGACCTACCGCAGATTACGCAAAGCCAACTAGAAAAGCACGAGGCTGAATGCGCTATTCGGTATCAGTATGTACAGGATAGTTTGCAGTCATTGGATAAACGTATGTGGCGTTTGGAAGCCATGATCATGGGGTCAACTCTAGCAATTGTAGGCGCATCAGTAGCTTTACTGGTACAGATGTAATGATCTTTGAGACTATAGCCGCAATTAAAATAGCAAATGAGGCTATCGGAGCAATAAAAGAATTTGCAGGACATGTAGAGACTGTCGGGCAAATGGGACCGCAGTTAACTAAACTTGCCGATGCTAAAGAAGAAATACAGAAGAAAGCCGACGATGGCTGTATGGAACACTTCTTTGAGCTAGAAAATATTAAACGGCAAGAATACGAAATAAAACAAATGTTTATTTACGCTGGTAGGCCCGGTTTATGGGAAGACTATCAAAAATTTATAGAGAATAGGAAGACACTAAGAGAAAATGAACGAAAAAGAGTTGCCGCACAGAAAGCCCGTAAACGTAGACTCATTAAAGAATGGAGTATTGGCATTGCTGTTACCGTTGCCGCCCTTTCTGCTATTGGCCTTGGCATCTATATTCTATATTGGATCATAAGCACGAAAGGCAGATGAAATGTGGACGGTATTTGGCATAATCACAATAGCGGTACAACCCGGTGTACTCCAAATTATAGACCGTAAAGAGTTTGAAGACCCGCAGGATTGTTTTAAGGAAGCGATGGTACTGATGCAAGACGCAGAGGACCCACGAGGAATGGCCTGTGTGCCAATACCAGATGACAGGAAAACAGGCGTATGACAGAGCTAGAAAAGTATGACTTAAATGGTGATGGAGTCTTAGATGCTGAAGAACGTAAGCTTATGCTTGAAGATCGTCGTCGCCGTCTTGAGGATGATGACAAACAACGTGATCAAATTCGGGTCATGGTTTGGTACGCGCTGGCAGGAATGCTACTGTACCCGTCTGGGATCTTTCTTTGTGATCTTTTCGGCCTTAATAATGCCGCTACTATTCTTGGTAATATCTCTGGTACTTATTTTATTGCAGTTTCGGCTCTTGTAGCCAGCTTCTTCGGCTTTAGCTCAATCCAAAAGAAGGGTGATAAATAATGCTAGGTATTATTAGTTCTCTCGTAGGTCCTGCTGTCGACTTAGCGACCGGGTACGTTAAAGGCAAGGCGGAAGAAAAGAAGGCGATACAGAATGCAAAGATCAAGAAGATCGAGAACGACGCAAACTGGGAAGAAACGATGGCGGATGCCACGAAGTCTTCTTGGAAAGACGAGTACCTCATTATCCTGCTTACACTCCCGCTCTGGCTTATTGGCTGGGCTATCGCGATGGATGACCCGTCAATGATTGAGCGTGTAAATCAAGGGTTTAAAGCCCTGCAAGAGTTACCTGAATTTTATCAGTACCTCCTTTATACGGGGGTGCTCGCCAGCTTCGGCGTCAAGGGTGCCGATGCTTTAATGAAAATGCGGAAGTAAAACATGGCTGAAGAACAAAAAGATCCTACTGCTGGCGACGAGCTTGCCAAGAAATTAGCTGGTCAAACAGATCAAACCGAGCTAGACGAAGGTAAGAAGATTGAAGTTAGTAAACTTGAAGACGCTAGTGACGCCGACATCAAAGTTGATTACGAAAAGTTGGGCGCGGCTCCAAAAGTTAACGTGTCTTTAGGTGATGCTCCAGAGGATGTTGTTGCTCCAGAAAAACCGAAAGATGGTGCGTATGATGTAACCACTAGCACCACAACTGATAAAATTAAGGATGCAACTGCCGCTAAGTTAACAGAAGACGAACTATCAAGTGGGACAATTATTACAGATGTTCCACAGGGTCAGCTTACTGATGGTGCCATAGCAAAGGCCGCACAATCTGAAGTGCAAGACGAGCAACTTGTAAGTTACCAGTTAGGAAAGTTATACGAATCAATTGAGGATGGTAAGCCCCTGCCGTCGTGGGCCGCTGGAGCCGCCCGTGCCGCAACAGCCGTTATGCAACAGCGAGGTTTGGGTAGCAGTTCAATGGCGGCGGCGGCAACCATTCAGGCTGTAATGGAAGCAGGAACTCCTATAGCCGCCGCAGACGCCGCTGAGTATTCTAAACTAAATATTGCTAATTTAAATGCGAGACAGCAGGCTGTTTTACAAAACGCTAACGCTGTTGCCGCGATGGATATGGCAAATTTAGATGCCCGAATGAAAGCGGCTGTACAAAACGCTCAATCGTTTTTAGCTATCGATTTAAAGAATCTCGATAATGAACAGTCTACGGCAGTTTTAAACTACCAAGGACAACTACAATCACTCTTTACAGATGCCGCCGCAGAAAACGCAACACAACAATTTAATGCAAAGACTCAACAGCAGGTTGACGAATTCTTCTCAGAGTTGGGAGTTCAAGTAGACAACGCTAACGCAACACGAGCGGTGGCAATGCAACAGTTTAATGTAGATCAAACAAATTCAGTTGCAACATTTAATGCTAGTATTGAAGACGCACGTGAACGTTTTGATTCAACCATGCAAGTGCAGATTGACCAATCCAATGCGACATGGAGACGCACAATTGCCACAGTAGACACTGCTTCTCAAAATGAGGCAAACCGACAAAACGCAATGAATCTACTGCAAGTCAGTCAATCTGCACTTTCCGCTCTTTGGCAACGGTACCGTGACGAGTCGTCATGGCTTATGCAATCTTCCGAAAATGCTTTACAACGAGTCCATGCGCTTTCTCTTCTTGAGTTTGAAAAAAACGCAAACGTAGATCTATTTGGTCTTGAGAGCAGTTACTCGACAATGGCCTCTCTAGGAAACGCGGCACTAGCGGCTATTTTTGGGATGATTGGTCCGCCGGAACCAATCAGTCAAGACCAAATTGAAACTGAGGATGGTGAATAATGTTTGACAGTTTACTAAATAGTTCTATCGGACAAGCAATTTCCGGTGCTTATCAGGGTAGTTTTGTTGAAACAGCCGTCGAAGGAGTGTCTAGTTTTTTTACAGCAGGAGCTAACACGTACGACGAGTTTCGTGCCTCACCCCTTGGCAGGCTAGCTTCTGCGGGCTATAATTATTTTCAAGATCAAAGAAAACAACAAATGAGAAACCTACCTCGCGCAAAACGAGTTAGCGCTCCTCGATCAGGTCGTCAACAACAATTGTCGGGGGCACAAAAAGCAGATCTTGGAATTACACCTCGAGTGCTTGCATCAGGAAAATCTGCTACACGTGCCAGATCAAATACTCCGATTGCGGCAACAATTCGACAAATTGCGTATAAGAAAACTCGTCAGCCGTTAATTCAGGTAAAAGACACGAAAATTACCGTCAAGCCAAGGGCACGATAACATGTTACCAAAATTTTCAAATGAACCGCGTATCGATAAGACTTCTAGTTTTAACCGTGCTCCTCCCGGTCATTCATTAACTGATACTCCGGGCAAATGGGCGTGGGAAAGGCCCCCACAATTTTCTGCGCCGAGTGAGGCAATGGATGCTCTGCTTGATAGCCTACAAAACCCAGATACTGAGGAGAGCTTAGTACAGATCTTATCTGCTGGCGTGTCAATAGAAGAGATCACCAACACAATAACTAAACTCGGTTTTATGGAAGGTAAATTTACTGTTGATGTCGCAGAACTACTCAAACCTAATCTTGCAGTTTATCTGATGGGGCTCTCTGTTGAAGCTGGTATTGACAACGTCACTAAAGTTTTTGCTACCCCAGACGGACTACCGCGCACAAACTACGGTATGGATGATGTACAACTTCTCGAGATCATGAAGGACAGAAATCCGAATTTACATCGGGAGATTGTTTCTGAGATGCCCCGCCGAAAAGAACAAGAAAACGTTAGACAACAACAGTTACAGCAAGAGAGTTTTCTCGGAATGGCTGGGCCTTCAGAAAATAGTATGATGAATCGTGAGGAGGCCGGAAGCTAATGGCATTAGGTATACTTACAGCGGGCTTTCTTAAAGGTGCCGCAGATAATATTTCGGGGACGATTGCACAGGCGGCTGACGAAGCCCGTGAAGACAAGCTTATTGAAGAAGAGCGGGAGTATCAGCGGGGAGTTACCAAACGAGAACAGGAGTTTAGAAAATCGGAACGAGAGGCTGGTGAAGAAGCTCAACGCCTTCGCGACTTTGATATATCGCTGAACGAAGCGACTATGTTTCGTATGCAACAGGATGCAGAGGCACAGGTAAGACAAGAACAACGTAGAGACGAGATAGAAGACGACGCTCTACAAGATATTAGAAACCTTAAAGAGCAACAAAGAGTTCAAGCTATTATCGACAAAGATCCCAATGCGACGATAGCCTATGACCCGTCGATAGTAAACATTAGCCGACCAGCTAAATCTACAGCGGGCAAAACCGAGCCCGGTGCAGTTCTCTGGGATTTTAGTGGTGATTTAAGGATTGCCCCCTCCGTAGACCGCGAAAACACGACATCAAAAGAAACGATAAATGACGCCTTTTACTTCTTAAGCAAGATTCCTCGAGAAGAGTTAGAGGGAGCTATTGAACTGCACCGCAAAAATATGAACAAAAAACCGTTCAATAATCTGGTCAGCTATATGATGCGGTATACTTCAGCAGAACTATCCGATTTATTGCGTATAAACGATACTAATGAAAGCAATGCGGGTCAATTTCTTTATGACAACCCCCTGACAAGATTTAATATTGATAAATTACTTCCCAACGTACAGGATCAAAAATATTTTTACGAACAGTTCTTTGAAAAGGCTGTTCCTGCTTTAAGCGGTACGGTTCATCAGGCTCTTGGCATTCCCCGAATTGTAGATCTCGGTATAGAATTTGACGAGGACGGAAATCCATACTTTATGCTTCCCGACTCCAGTGCTTACTCGTGGGCGACAGACAATGGCGAAGTGGATGAAACTATTGAGAAGCTTGCGATTGACATCTCACAGAAGTCTAAGATTCCTGTTCTAAATGTTCTTGGCATGTTTTCTCGTATGGACGCTCCGAGAGAGACTCGTATCAACGCAATGCGCGAAGTTGTTGAATTACGAGAGTCTTTGAAGGGTCAGTATCAGGATATGCCCAAAGGCCGTATGAGAATTTTTGCCGGGTTTGACGACGAACTGACACCCGCGTTACAGGCAGTGTATAGTCAGGCTCGGCGTCCCAGTCAAACTCAGAATGCGGCAGATGGAGTACAAAACGGAATTCAACGCGGAGTTGATCTTGTTCGTACTCTTTTACCGCCCCCGAAACGAGCCGCACTCGGTCTAATTAATGTCGACGCACAGGGCAGACCAGATTTTGAAAATAAATACTACTTGGGTAAGTACGGCATTGACGTAGCCCAAGCTGGACAAAAAGCAGGATTTGCACAGGATACCTTAGCTCTAATTAAAGATATTCGCCTAGCACAGAAAGATGGTGGTTT